AGATAATAAAACGCAATAAAGCCAAGAGTTCCATCTGAATTACTGGCACTATAATTCATTTTATTTAATGTCTGTACCCCACCACCAGATGTATAATGATAGCAATCTACAATTGGATTGCTAGAAGCCAATACATTATATAGTGTTACACTTGCAGTTGCTCTATATAACGAGCCGAATGCCGAGTATAAGCCATAGCTGGTAAAGCCACGATCTAAAACTCTAGGCACATCACTATTAGCGTCATTTATTAGTCTGTTAGTTGTTTCTACCATATACTCGATTTAGTTACTGCTGTCGCATAAGCTATGCGATAAGCTTTAATATCTGTTAAACCACTATCTGTTGTCATATATCTATATGCTATGTTTACAAAATTACCTTCTGGATTCACAAATGAGTTTTCAGTTGCCAATCCCTCTTCTAGTATCTTACCAGTATCTATGGACACAGTTATATGATTAAGTGGTCGAAGTATGACAACATCACCAACTGTATATGATTTACCAAAATAACCTTCAATACAATAATTATTATTGCCGGTCTTTAGATATGTAATATTCTCTTGTCCATCGTGGCTATAAAAGTAAGCACCGGCAGTTTTTGTTGTATCAATAGTTGCCTTTGAGAGTATCTTCTTCTCATCTACATTGGTATCTTCGGTAGTTCTGTCAGTTGATTCTGGTTGCATAAATATTCTCTTTAGTAGTTCTATAATCCATTTTAGCATTATGGTGCAATCTTTTTTTCCAGTCTAACTTTATAATCAGCAGATTTATGTCTGTGAATCTGGTTATGACATTTGTAACATAATGTTTGCAGATTACTCATACTGTTATTCCAATCCTTGCTTAATACTCCTCTTCTTTTGCCATGCCAATCAATGTGATGGACTAATAATCTCGTTCTTTTGTCCTCACCACAATTCTGGCACTTGTAGCCATCTCTGTCTAGGACTTTAAGTCTGATTTTAGTCCAGCCAGTACCGGCAATCTTGCTTGTATACTTTTCCCAAACAGCACTTCGTAATCTTTCTTTTGCTTCTGGGTTATCTCTATAGTATTTCTTTAGACTTTTAGATCGTTTAATTCTGGTTTCATCAGATTGTTTCTTGCCAGTAAGAGAAGCACGCATCTTTTCAAGAGAGTCTTTGTTCCAAACCGGATTGTCTGCTTTGTTTCTTTCAGTAACATCTGGTCTTTTACGACCGAACTTCGCTTTTTCTGCACATTCTCTTGAGCAATATTTTGCTCTAATTCTTTTAGTCTGATTGGTGCAAATTAAGCATTTCATATTGTTATTATAGCAAGGTGCTATATGTATAGTCAAGGTGCTATGGTGCGATTTTATCGCTAGAACCAATCGTACTAATACCAATGCGGAAGTAGCTATTTATAGTACGCTGTAAGACTTTTAATGTCTGCGTAAAGCCGCCACTCGGTGATATATTAGTTTTTATGTTATACACTCGCCAGTATCGACCTTGCCAACTTACTAAATCGCCTAGTTGCAACTCTGGCAATGCTCGTATTGTAATCTCTTGTATGTTTTCGATATCTGAATAATCATTGAGTACCATTTGAGCAAAGCTATTCGCCCAGCTTTCAGATTGTATATAGTCATTCTCTATCTTATATGGTCGTTCTTCATAGGCTGTTACCGAGCTATCATCTTTGAGCCTAGTGTAAATCTCATTAGCTACTTTTGCAGGTCTGCCATATAGTGTCATAGCAGTAATATAAGCTATGCTAGTGGTATTGTTTTGCAGTACTATCTTGCAAGCCTTTGCAAACTTATCGAATGATTTTAGCGATACGCTAGATGTTAAATCAGTTCCGCTACCATCAGATTGGTCATTAGCTACATATACCGGATTATCAATTGAGAGCATTGGGTCATCAAAGTTTACAAATATATCTATCGTACTATTGGCTGGTATCTCTTTATAACCGGACTGCGTGAATACCAACTGATTCGGTTGCTTGGCTCTCGGTTTAGATTTCACTTCCACTACATTTATTAAGTGGCTATCGTTTGGTGCTTTAGCTTCAATCACTTGGCTAGTCGCAATCACTCTTTGCACTTGAGTATATGGTGCTGAATCCCAATGCTGTCTATTCTCAAAGCGTATCTTACCTGTTTCGTCTTGGTATAAGTGTCCATTTTCCGATTGCACTATCTGATTTACAATGTCGATCCATTTAGTACCAATTTCAAATAGTCCGAATGGCACGATCTGAATACCATAATCAAAGTCATATTGGCTAGTAGCAAAGCCCAGATTAGTAAAGATATTCTCTAGTATTTCATCAGTTCGCAAGCCAGTAAACATTGCAGTATCATCTACATATTTATTCTCGAGATATCCTACAAAATCCTCTGCCTTAAACTTGGCTCGCTTCTCTCTAGTCGATATCTCTGGCACTTTATTAGTCAGTCCTACAAACTGTGGCACTGTCTGGTCTACACCATTGTAATTAAATCCAGCATTGATTGTGATTGGTCGGCGTGGTTTTTGCACAGCAGTATAGGTTTCGGCATTAGTACCGCCCATAAAGCGTGGTGTAAAGCGTCCTGAAGTGTTCTCAAGCTCGAAATCAGCCAAAGCCTTACTCACACCCCCAATTGGTTGATTAAGCCCTCTATCATAGCTTAATTGCGTTAAATAGGCACTCTCGTCTGTGTACCGATATTTATTCCAAGCACTAGGTGAAGCGTCATCAGTTGGTATAATATCTGTTCCACCAATCGTCGATACGCCAATCGTAAAGAATATAACACTACTATTAAACGATTTCTTCCAAGATACTTGCGTACTAGCAACAATCTTGCGAGTAGTATCTCGTTCTTCAGCAGTCCAACCAGTAGCTACCGACTGCATTTTACGCTTCCGTTAATATTACACTAAAGCTCGATATATAATCTTCACCACCAACGCTAAATCCCCTATCATCTATGTTGATATGCACATTCGTACTAGCAATCGTGTAATTAGTTTCAGTACTTACAAATGGCACTGCCGTTCCGGTAGATACATAGCTATCGTATACAGCCTTGATCGTATCGTAGCTTGCCTTTGGTATATTCTGATATGACAATTTCCAAATACGCTTATTGTCGCCGAAGTAATCCCTGCCAATAGTGCCTTGCAATGTACGCTGTTGAGCATACTGAACATTATCTACCTTTTCGGTGATTGAGTTCGGTGCTTTGATTGTACTTCCATCTAATGTATATGCCATTTTATGCTCCTATTAACTGTCCGACTGTTTGACCACGCTGGCTGGCAATGTCCTGCAAATCTTCAAACATCTTCATTGCTGCTTCTCGTCTTTCGATTGCCGAGCCAGTCATTAGTCCGACATTTATATTTATTGTAGTTGAGCCACCACCAGTGGTTGCGATCTGATTGTTTGGTATAACATCACTGCCTTTTGGTAGATTGACTAATTCCGGTCCACGCTCACCTACTATTGCCAATCCACCACCGAAGTTCTCAACACCCCTAGCAAATCTTGGCAATCTGACTTTTGGTGCACCCGGTAATCCTGCAAATGCCCCATTTATAGCACCTTCCATAAATCCTAATACTGCATTGGCAATAGACTTACCAATACTGCCCCAATCGAGATTTCGTATGCCATTTATCATATTCATAAATGCACTTGGTATTTTGCTTAACATATTAGTCAAAGCATTATATATAGTGTTCCATATTCCACCCCAATCAATGTTTCTAATATAATTTACAACCCACATTATCGCACTAGCTATATAGAATGGTATCTTTATAGGTAAAGTAGCAAAGAATCCCAGTATTGAGCCAATCACTTCCCAGAAATTATTTTTTAGATAATTAGCTCTATCAACTACAAATGCTATACCATTCTTGATTTGTTCTACTACCCAAGTAAATCCCTGCCCAAGCCACGATATAGCTTGTACTACTAACTTGATAGCACCAATGAATACCATTATTGAGCCTAATATTACAACTCCAATAACAATAGCCAATGCTTGTAGTGCCGGTATAATCCAGTTCTTATTTTTATCCCAGAACTCTTGTAATACCGGTATTAGTTGAGTTTGTATCGTACTCCATAAATCCATTAAAGCCGGTTTAATATATGCATTATATATATTTGTTATATTTTTCCAGACTTCTTCCCAACCACCGAAAGTTCCAACAAGCCAATTCACACCAACAGCTACTAATGCTATACCTGCTACTATTGCTGCTGCTATTAGTAACCACGGGCTTGCCACTGCATTAAGTCCTGCAAAAGCTATCATTAAAGCACCTACTGCAACAGTAGCAACTGCAATCGCTGCACCAATGCCAACTATTGCAGTAACTAGTTGTGGGTTTTTATCAATCCATTCTTGTATTTTATCTACTACTGGTTGTATCTTTTCTACGAATGGCTGAAGTGCATTTGCAATTACCTGGCCAACCTGTTCCATTATATTGTCTAGTGCATTTCTAGCTATATCTAATTGACCGGCAAATGTTTTACCAGCTGCTTCTGCACTACCACCAAACTCGGTTTGAAGTTCTTGCAAGATTATCTTTTGAGCACCGGCAACATCACCAACATCAACCAGACTTTGTACCAAATCTTTCTGTGCGTCAGTTAATCTAACACCAACTCTTTGCAATGCAGTAACACCACGAACTGGATCTTGTAATGCCTTACCAACTTGTATAGATGTAGATTTTAAGTCAGTACCCATAGCAGTAGCCATATCAAGCACTGCTTTAGTCGTATCTGGGAATATATCTTTACCTATCTTGGTAAATGTTAATAGCATATTTTGAGCAACACCAATTTGCTCATCACTAAAGCGAGTTGTCTTTTGCAATGCACTCGCCAATCCATTCACTTCATCAGCGGTAACTCCAGCTATACCACCAGTAGATTTTAATACTGCGTTAAGTTGAGCACCAACAGCTTCACTTTCATTGAAAGAATTGACTGCCATTACACCAAAAGCAGTCATAGCTGCACCGGCTACTAATAAGCTACCACCAATAGCACCAATATTCTGTCCGAACTTGCTAACTACATCACTAGCATTATCTTCGGCGGTTATGACTGCTTTAATCTCTGCTGTTGCTGCCATTATTGTTTAGATTTCTCCATCTCAATTCGTTCTCTTTCTTGAGTATAACTATAAATGAGCAAATTCGTAAAGAAGTCTGTAATCGGCTCTTCTTCTAATTGTTTAGCAGATAATTTGAATAACTTGCGATAGTGATATTTCAGTAGTTCGATTGGCGGCTTGCCATTATGGAAGATACTATCAGCAAGTCGCCTTTTTAGTTTGGGTTTTGGTCTTGTCCTGTTAGAGTCTTGAATACTGTGATCATTACATTCATATCAAAGTCGCCCAGCTCTTCCTTTTTGACATCAAACAGCTCATCATCTTCACCGATAAACTTACCTGATATGAATAAGTCTTGTAGTGTGCTAGTAATAAATCCGACTGCTTTCTTTTCATCTTTATTCTCACCAGCTAATTCGACATACTTCTCGTAGTCTTTCATTGGTATAGTCTTAAACTCAAGATAACAATCTTTATAGTCTGCCCCTATAAAATCCAAAGAGATTTTACGCTTGATTACTATTCTGCTCATTTGCTTTTTCCTTTCGTTAGTTATTAGTAGTTAGCACCACTATTGGTGTTGGTCAGTGTGCAAGTGCTGATTACAGCTGCTGCATTTGCACTATCATAGTTACCCTTAAACTGTATGGTTTGTCCTACGATATCATCTAGGCTTCGGTCTTGTTCCCATTCAGTAAAGTCTACTCTTGGCATTTGGATTTGCAAGCTAGAGTTAGCTGCACGATTGAATGTAATCTCCATTGCTTTGTAAGTTCCGGCAAGCATTAGCTGTCGGTAAGTATCATCAGTCTTATTTAGTGTAATTTCACCTTCAACTGTGTATTGGTGGTTTAGTATTGCTTCTGGTTCTACTGTACCCATTACATTATCAAACTCGCTATTAGCCATAATCTTTAGTGTCAGTTTCTTCAGTGGAATTGCACTAGCTGCACCAAGTCCAGCGATATTAGCTGCGGTCTTGAATACTAGGTGTTGGTGTAAAAACTTATTGCCAAGCGTTGTATAGCTAGGTGTTAGTGTACTCCAATCTCTCGATACTCTTGATTTGAAACTAGCTTTAGCTT